CCGGATTATCCAATGATGGCGACTTGTGACCATCCAAATGCACGCAACAACCGCCCAGCTTGGTCAACCAGAACTCGTCATTCACCGTAACGCTGTTCCATCCGTCCACCGGCTCACAGTAAATTCCATGCTGGTCAGAATAATCAGTGGCGTTGCCTAGCCCAATAAACTGAAACTCCATTGTGCCGGAATCCAAGTTGCGACACGCCTTGGCAATAGCCTCGGGCATAGCCGTCATCTCGTCCGTCACAACAAACACCCGACGGTTGTGAATACCTTTAATGCGCCCAACCGCGTTGTCCACAGAACCGCCTTGATCGACTGCACGCCCAAAGATGGCGCTTTTTGTATCCTCACCGCTCCACCGAATAATGGTGTCGGATGGCACAATTTGTAGCCAGCCAATCGTAGGGTCAGACAATGGCTGCTTACACTTCTGTATCCAATCCACCAGTTCGCTCCAGATACGCTGCTTAAGCGCAGTGACGCTGGTTGAGGTCAACATACAGGTTGTATGCTCGCGAGCGCACAGCCAGTTGCAAAGAACCCACAACGCGGCCCTTGAACTTTTGCCTGTTCCCGCCGCTCCTGTAGCTGTTAATTGCTCCCACCAAGGATAGTCGGATTCAATCTTTGCGCCAATAGTTTGCTCAACAGTTTCCCTTGCCCCACACAATGCGCCAAAGAACAGGTCGCTCCACCTATCCCACATGAATAGCGGCTCCGGCCAAAGTTCAGTAACAAGACGCTTAAACCATTTTAGTTTTTCCTCGCCTTTACCAAGTCCAAACTTGGTCAAACATAGATGCCACGGCTCGTAACCGGGAGGCAGCGCAAAGTTGTCGTAACTAATGCGCGGCGCGGGTTTGGCTTTAGCGGTCATTGCTTCTCCTCCGGGTAACGGCTGACCGACGAACCGACAAACTCACGCGCGCCAGTCCACACCGCAGCTTCAACCCCGTCTTCTTTCATCGCCTGTTTCATGCTTTGAACAATCAGAGGCGCGAGTGTAATCAGCCCCTCGCGCTCTTCTAGAGATTTGAACCCGGTGAATGGAGATTTTGGTTCCTTTACTCCCTCGTATCTCTGCTTGGCAATGGAAGTCTGTTCCGCTAGCGTTTTCAGCGCCGGATTGATCGTTCTGACAATCATCTTTCCGCCAGTCTTCATCCAGTTCTCCTTGTAGTCAGGGTGATCGTAACCAACCCAAAGCCGCATCAAATCGCGGATACGAGGAGCAAGTCCAGAAGTTACGTCCCAAACCTCGTCGCCTTTCCGCATCTTGAGAAAGTCGGTGGATTCTGGGTCAAAGTTTACCGTGTATCCAGCCATTTTTGCAAGTTGAAAAAGCGTAATTACGCCAGCAGCCGTCACAGCCATGTCTTGTAGGTTCGCTGCCGCCGCCCGATTTAGTTCGCCTTTTACGCCCGAACGAGCGAGCGCGCCAACATTGCGAATCGGCTGCGCCAGCATTTCCCAACGTGATCGTTCGTAACGAGGCGAGGTCATAATTGCTGCTAATTCTTCTGGCACAAACTTTGCATTACTTCGTCCCGAAGAACTATTTATAAAGTTTGCCCGCAATTTCAATTCTTCTGGCGTAAATCCACGCTTTACCGCTGAATCAAAAGTTCGCATCCGAACATCGTTGATAAACGTGGTTTGAAACCGTTCCAGTCCTTTGAAGAAAATGGACGCTTTGATCGTCCTTCCGCCAATCTTGATGTCGGGAATCCGTGATAGCAGGCGTGAAATAGCCAATTCCTCCCGATTATTCATGGTGTCGGTGGTTTGCAGACCAGCTTCTTTCCGAATTGGAGCAAGTGGCTTGCCGTTGATTTCTCTCTCGCGCATCTCCACTTCCCACCGGCCCATTGCTTCCGGTGAAAACATCGATTGAAACGCTTTGGCGGTAGAAATAAATGCCTGCCCAGGCCGCGACCACGCAAACAATCCTTGCCGTGTCAGAACGCCAAGATCGCCACCAAGAATAATACCGCGCGCTTCACCTAATCCGCTAGCAATTTTTTTCCACGCTGGACGTTGGTTTAGCTCGTATTGCTTTTGCCTCATATCAATTTCATCCTTCATCTTTTGCAGTTTCGCCTTTTTGTTCAGGACATCGCGGCGAAGCGCGGGCGTGACGGGCTTTGGACGTTTCGAGAAGTTGCCAGCGGCTTGCCTCACTTGTCGCGCCTTCAAATCCTCCTCACGCCGTTTCATCGCGTTCAGGCGCGTATCGTTGTAGCGGTCCTCGGGCGAGCGCACCGGCTTCCCGGCGTCCTTTGCGGCCTTATAGGCAGCGGCGCGACTATTGCGAATCTCGCGCAAAGTAGTTATACGGCGTGAGTCTGGACCTAGCTTTTTACCGGAAGTTGGCATTGCTTCGCCACGCAGCAGCTTGGCCGTATTTTCCGTGTAGTCCTTGATGGACTTTTCAAAAGCCTTGATTTGCGCCTGCTCTTTCAGATAGCCAGGATCACCCTTTGGCTTGGCGTCCCGGCGCATCTCAGCGGCAAGCGCCTTGAGCGCATCGGTTTCCATCTTCACGTCCTCCTCAAATTGCGTCAGCGCCTCCTTGAGTTTTACCGGGTCTTTCACTTTACCAATGGATAAATCATCAAGCGTCTGCGCGGCCCGCTCACGAGCCACCAGCGCCGAGTCCAGCGCCTTTTGCGCTTCGGACAGCGGCGGATTCTTGGCTGCCTCGATTTCATTCCACAAATCCTGCATTGCCTGCTTCTCGCTTTTCAACTGCTCGGTAAAAACATCATCCGGCACCTTTAGGCCTTCGAGCGGTTTTTTGCCGGTTTTGAGCATCTCGTCCACGACCTCCATCCGGTTCTTTAAGGCGGTTTGACGCGCCTGTTGGATTCCTGCCAACTTTTCAGGAGATGGCTCTCCTTGCCTGAGTTTTTGCAACTCCGCACGCTTACTGGCAAGCTCACGCTGTCGAAGGTTTGGCTTTGCTGGCGTAAATCCGCGACGCAACGCATCCTTGTCGTCCTTCTCCATGCGGGCAATATCCTCCATCAGCTTCGTTTCCCGATAAGCGGCGGAAAGCTGCATGCTCAAAGCGTCCTTGTTTGGGAACTTCACCTTGCCGTATTCGCCGTAAGCCCGGTGAACATCGCGCAGCGTGGCATCCGGAAGAAATTCCTGCACAGTCTTGAGTGCCGCATCCATGAGCGCATCAGTTCCGCGCACGCCATTCTCCCAATGCGCCACCACGATGTCATAAACAAGCTTTTTAGCGCTGCTCATCAGCTTATGCGTTTTGACAGTGACGTTTTTACTATCAATTGCTTCGCCAATCTCTTTCCGGTAAAGAGGGTCGTCGCCAGCCACCACAAACGCTTTTCCCTTGTCCACAAACGACTCTGGGGTTGACTTGGTTTTGGGCTGCTTCTCCGGGGCCGTTGCGCCGGTTTTGACAGCTTCTTTTACCTTTTGCGGGCGCGTATTAAGCTCCCGTTCCATCATCGTGTTTGCCTTAGCTACGGCTCTAACAAGAATTGGGCGGATGCTGTCACCCATGTCGCCGGACTTCAAAAGAACGTATTGCGCCGCCTCCGCCATTTTTACGCCAAACTCATAGACCCTAGCTTTCAGAATGAGAGCAACGTCGTTTATTAGGGTTGCGCGATTCTGCGCCGCAATTTGATGTTTGGTCGGTTTGCCTAAGTAATTACCCTCCCCCTTGGGGCCACCGACTCCGGGATTGATCGCGCCAGATTCGCTGCCCATTTGGCTTCGGATTCGTTTCCACGCATCCTCCGCCTCACCTTTTGCGCGCTCCACGATTTCCTTGGCGTGCTGCATGACGCTAGGATGATAGGTTGCTCCGGTTTTTGCCGCAGCCTTTAATTCCATTTCCATCTCGACCACTACGGCTTCCATCACCGCGTTTTTCTCATGTTTTTGCGTCTCTTCCACCAGCCTATCCACCTCAGCCTGCACCTTCTTATATTCATCGGCGATCTTTTTAAGTTCTTGCGCCCGTTCCTTTGGAACAACGTCGCCGGTTAGCTTGCGCTCGCGCATCATTAACCCGGAGTAGGTGTAGTTCTCGTTAGCTAGAACCTGCATAAATTGCAATGCCGCACCGGTATCACTGCCAGCCATTCGCGCCGCCTCTTCCGTTCGGAGCAGTTGCCGTTCAATTCCTTCCGCATTGGCTTGTGCCTCCGCGCGCTCCGCTGGAGTGGAGTTTTCGTCGATTGATCGCTCTGTCTCGGCTTTGAGCTTGTTTGTGAGATCAGTCATCTCGTAAAGCAATTCCGCCTTTTCTTCACGGCTGGTGCTTTTTTTCTCACCTGAACGAATGTCTTCTACAAGCCGGGCGGGTATTCCAGGGTCTTTCTCGATGCGGTCAACAGCGGCGTCCCACGTCACAGGATTCATTTCTCTGGCTTTACTCATTAACGGGTCAAGCCCACGCTCTGCCCGTTGCTCGGTTACCATTTCTTTGGATGCGCCAATCACTTTCTGTGACGCTTCCATGTAGGCTCTTTCCACCGGCCCCATTGCGCCGGGTCCGCCCAGGTAGTCAGGCGGAAAGTTGGTGCCGTATTTTTCTTTTCCGGATGCCACAGCGCTTTCGATGGCGTCGAGCATCTGATAGTAGTCATCAAACTGGAATCCGCGTTCCGAAAACATCTCGCGCAGTGTGTCCAAAGATTGCGCGCCCTTTCGGAAAAACCGACGACCGGCAAGCCGATGCGCTTCCGTGATGCGACCAAGCTCTCCGATTGCTTCCTTGCCGAACTGAGGGAGTCCACCAAAGTCCTTGAGGCTTTGCAGCAGCCCGTATTGCGTTTTGCGCTCCACGTCCAATGCCGCTGTTTCTTCCGCGCGCGCTTCGTCTTCCAGCGCGTTTACAATCTTGCGTTTGGCAGCGTTGAGTCGCTTAATATCAGCCTTGTTTGCTTCGTTCCCCTCCAACGCTTTTACCTGATTATCCAAACTTTCCCACGCACTTGGCAAATCGCGGTTAGCCTCTAAAGCTTCATTGAGAGTTTGTTCAACGGTTGGTTCCGGTCCTTTTGGCTTGGTTGGTTCAACTTTTACGCGCTCCCTAACAACCGGCGCAGTGGGCGATGGCGATGGCACGGGCGCGAGGTCGGGATTAGATTCGTTATATCTAGTAGTTCCAGCAACGGTATCATTCATCCCATGATGAATTGAATCTCCCGGCTTCACCGTGATTAACTTGGTCGTAAGACTCCCGGCAGTATGGCTCTCAACACGGATTTGGATGAATCCATTTTTATCTCGCGTCCAGCCGGTTATGTGATTTTCCACGCCTTCGGATGGATTGTAAAACTCGTCTGGAATTACAACTCCGGCTTTTTTGAGGCTTGCAGATTCCTTTTGGGTTGTAGCATTTCTTTTTGCGAAAGTCTCTTTTCTGTTTAATTCAAACATCCGCTGTTCCTCTGACTTGGACAAACCATCTTCTGTTAGGTCTTTCGCTTTCAGCTTGGAATGTTCAGCACGTTCATCATTCGTCATCTCCCACGGCTGCTTCCCCTTCGCCCCTGTCTCGGCGGTGGGGGTGGTGGACTTTTTTTC